GAGTTAAAGCGGATATAACCTGCGGCAGGAGAACCATCTCGCTGTCCAGTAGTGCCACTTGGTAGAATCGCTGAACCTGTAGTAGCGGTATAGCCAACTGCTAAAAGGTTTGCTCTTGCTCCACTAGCTGTGGATGAGCCAGTACCGCCATCAGCGACTGCTAAGTCGTCAGAGCCGGGACCGACAATCTGTACTGGCGATGATGCAGCGTTACCAATCCAGACTTTCTTGTCTGTAATGTTAACAGCGGCTTCACCCTGCACCAAAGTGGTAGGTGTAGCAGTCGTTGTTACACTGTTTTTAAGTTTTAAGATTGTAGGCATAGTTTATTTCCTAATGATAACACAAATTGACTGTTTTGTCAAGTCTTTTTTAAAAACTTCCACCATCTATTGTTCCATCAATATCTGACCCCGGAATTGTCGAACTAGCTGTAAAAGCACTGGTTCCGTTGCCTTTTAAATACCCTGTTAGCGTGGTAGCCCCAGTTCCGCCATAAGCTACTGTTAGAGTACCTACATCACCAGAACCTAGGAGACTGACCCCACCAACAGTCTTGATGTTTGTGCCACTAACTAAAGCAGCTTGTTTAGCGTTAAATGTTGACCAATCTGTGCTGGTTAAGTAACCATTAACACTCGAAGTTGCTGCTGGTATCGAGATTGCTGGAGTAGTGCCGCCACTAGAAACAATCGGTGCTGTGCCGGTTACAGAAGTTACACCTGTTGCTGGCAATGCTGAAGAAGTCCAGCTTGTTCCATTACCAATAATAGCATAGTTATTGGTGGGAGTTAGACCAGCAATCGTTGCTAAGTCTGCATCGTAAGCCTGAACATTGGTACCAATTGCGAGACCAAGATTGGTTCGTGCAACAGATGCGTCAGGTAAATCACTTAAATTGTTTGCTTTGGCTAAGAAACTGGTTCCAGCAGCATAGGCATCTACCCAGACAGAGCCGGTATACACCTTCATATAGCCTAAAGAGCTATTGAAATACAAAGCACCAGCTAATAAGGCATTACCATCGTTATCGAGTGTAGGGTCAGAAGTCTTAGCTCCTAAATACCTATCATCAAAGTTATCGTAAGCAGTTAATGTTTGGTCTCTAGCAGTTTCTGCTGCTACCTGAGCTGCTGAAGCATTGGTTGCTGCGGTAGATGCTGTAGACGCACTGTTACTAGCATTGGTTGCCGATGTAGACGCTGCTGAAGCACTATTACTTGCATTTGTTGCCGAAGTACTAGCATTACTTGCCTGTGTCGTCGCAGTGGATGCTGAGGACGAGGCAGATGATGCAGAAGAACTGGCATTGCTTGCAGAGGTTGATGCTGATGAAGCACTGTTACTTGCATTGGTTGCTGCAGTCGATGCTGTTGATGCAGATGCTGCAGCATTGGTTGCGCTTGTACCAGCATTCGTTGCTGCAGTTGATGCGGTTGTAGCACTGTTAGAAGCATTGGTAGCACTGGTGGCAGCATTGCTTGCCGATGTGCTTGCATTACTAGCGCTAGTGGATGCTGATGAAGCACTGTTGCTTGCATTAGTCGCAGAAGTTGATGCCGATGACGCAGACGAGGCAGCATTGGTTGCTGAGGTACTGGCGTTACTTGCTGAAGTTGCGGCATCACTAACCGAAGTACCAATACTAGATACTGACGCTGCTGCAGAGGATGCTGAACTAGCTGCTGCAGTTGCTGAATTAGATGCGTTTGTGGCAGAGGTTGATGCTGCTGACGCAGATGCTTGTGCTTGATTCTTAGATACTTCTGCTGCGTTTGCTGCAGCAGTGGCTAAAACTGCTTGACTAGAAGCATCGTTTGTAGCGTCTCCTGACCCACCGGGTCCCCGATATAGGCTCAAAGTAATCTCCTATGTTTGTCTAAATACACTCATGGAATGCATTTAAACAAACTCCCTAGCCGTAGCTAAGGAGCTTGAGTTGCCTATATTAGGCGTTTACAGCAAGTACAAAGCCAGCTTCTGGGCGAACTACTTTAGTACCGAAGAGGGTATCAGCGGTATAGAGAGTCGACAAGTATTCTTGCTTGTACTGAGTCTGTGAACGAACACCAAGTTGCTCGGCAAAGACCATAGTATCAGTATGGAACAAGAGAGCAGCTTTGATAGCGTCACCAACAGAGTTGTCTGCTGCGGTCTCAATCGTAGGCAAGTTGCTCGATACATAAATATCGATACCATATAGCTTGCCGATTTGACCATTTTGAACACCACGACCATCAACGAAGTCAGAGCTGTTGTAACGGTCAACGCCCATGATTGCATTGCGGAGTGATGGGGGAATAGCAAACTTACGACCGTCCATTGGAACATCAGCGTCGTCCATCAACTGGATAAGCTTACGGAAACCAGCATCGGTAAATACATCGGATGTGGTAACGGTGTCTAATGCGTACAGGGTCAAACCTGTGCTTGCATCAATAAAGTATGCGTTGCTATGAACCCAGTCAGAAGCGTCACCGTCGCCGAAGGACTTGCCTAAAGCTACGAGTGTGTCATCAACTTTCTTAGCCAAAGCGTAACCAGCATCTTCTGTGTAGAACGAACGCAAAGAAGACAATGCTTGAGTCTCGACGATGTCCTCGATGAAACGGCTGTACTCGAAGTGTTGGTCGATGAGAACTTGTACTTCGCTCTCGGTGTTAGCTTGGATGGTTACTGCAGTGTTAGCTGCTTTAGCTGCTGCTACGCCACGAGTTGGCTTAGGAATATGCAGTGTGTCGCCTTTTTTGCCTTTGAAAGACATCTTACGGACGAGGTTTGCAAGAACTAAGTTTGCTTTGTATGCAGCGATGACTTCGTCACTCCAAATCTCTGGAATAAACTTGTCTGCTGCTGTTTTGTTAACGATAGATGTACTACCGCCGGGGTATGTTACTGCTGCCATGATTAATTTCCTTTATGAATTATTAAGTCTAAAATTACTTAACCCTCCCCTCGGCGTATGCTGCTAGGATATCATCCTGCAGTGCTTCATAACGACTAGGGTCGGTAAGTTTCAATTTAATTAGGTCTGCTCGACGATATACTTTTCGGCTACTCTCGCCAGCACCACCAACATCAACTGTAGCTGCCTTCATTGCTTGTTCTTGAGCTTTGCTTTCTACTGCTGCAGTTTGAGTCGTTTGAGTTTGCTGTTTGATTTGTTTAAGTTCTTTGTAAGTACTTAACAATTCATCAGCGGCATCAAAGTCAAATTCTGCATCAGCTTTGGCAAACAAGTTCAGTCGAATCTTAGAAGATTTAACCCAATCTTGGAATCCAGTATCTTGTGCGATAGTGGTAAAATCAGGATGTTTAGCCGACAGTTGTTGTGCCGTCTTCATCTTCTTCATTTCTAATGCTGCTTGTCTAGCTTCAATTACAGCAGGATGCTTTTCTACTTGTCTGTTGACAGCCTGTTTAGGGTCTACAAAAAAGTCTTCTTCAAGCGATTCTTCAATAGGCGCTGTTTCTTTTGTTCGAGCTTCGAGTTGTTGCTTTAAAAGCTGGTCTGCAAGACTTCGTACTTCGTGAACCTCGTTTGCTTGACGACCTATTAGCTTTTCAGCCTCTTGGTGCATCTTTGCAATTTCTGATGCTGACTTACCTCGATACTTCTCAGGTAACTCATCTACTGGTTCTACTTGTTTAACCTCAGGTTGTGCATCGGTTGATGATGCCTCTGGAGTTGTAACATCTTGTACTACTTCTTGCTCATTGCTTTCAAACAGTTCTTCTTCTTGAATAAATGTTGCTGCCATTTAAAGTCTCCTGTCACCGAATCAAGTGATTTTAGGATTAATAATCTGAGGCTTTATTTCCCAATAAAGGTATCTCAGGCGTTTTGCTTTGCTTCTTGCTTCTGTTTGTCTTCGTGCCTTTTCGCCCATCTATCGTAGGCAGATACGAAAACAGGGTCAGTGCCGTCTAAACTAATTCGTATAGGCGAAATAATTCGGTTAGCATCTAAACCACATTCACAGGGAATTACTGTTGTTTCATCTGTAACAAAACTCTCTGTGATATGTCCTTCTGAGCATTTAAAGTCATATAACTTCCTACTCATTCGCCGTGTCTCCCGACAAGAGCTGTTCGTAGGATTGCTCTGAAACATCTTTTAAGCTGATTAACCACTGGAGAATGTCCAGTTGTCCACGCTTTAGTTGTAAATCAGTCTCGTTTTGGATTGGTAGCACTTGATTTAAGGAATTGAACATATTCTGTGCATCTTCCATCAAATCTAACCAGCCTTGAGTCGCCATCATTGCAAAGCGACTCTCATAGTATTCTTGTAGTTTTTTATCTATCATTCTTTGTCCTTGTTGGAGAATGTATGTAAGTACTCACTTACATTTATAACCGCATTTTACCACAACTTTATAAAAAAGTCAAGTAATTTTTACATCTTTTGTTGTTTTTGCATCTGAAGCTCAACAATCTTGCCTTTATTCTTAATATCGGCTTCTTTGAGCATCAATTCTGCTATCTTAGCTCGTTTAGCGAACTCAGATTCTTGGTTTTTACTATCAATGTTAGTAGATAACGAACTAATAACCTTGGCACGAAGCTCTTCTGGCATCAATTGGGTCTCTACAACCGTCTTAGCAGCCTCTGCAGAGTCTCTTTGCGCCCTAGCCTGTAGTGATTTAGTTGTAGCCTGAGCCTGTTCCATTTGTAATTGCTGTGTCATTTGAGCCATTTGAGCCTGTTGTGGGTCTGGTTGACTCATTTGGGTCAATGCTTGCTCCAATTCAGCCCTATTAGACAGGCTAGAGTTACCAATAATGCCTTTAAGGATGATTGGTAGTACTGGAGTATTGGGTCCAAGGGTCTGCAACAAGCCAATAAGCTGCTGTTGTTCGTACTCACGAGCCATAATACCCAAGGTAGCGCTAGGCATGAACTTCATGTCTACCGATGGATAACGCTCAGGGTCAAACTGCATATAACGGAAGGCTGCTTTCTTAATCAGCGGAACCATAAAGTCTTCTTGGAAGTTCGTCAGAGTCCGCTTATACTTCTTGATAATGCCAGCCATTGCCATAGACATACCAGCACCGGAAGCGTCTCTGGAAGCCTGTGATACTACTCCTTGGCTATCTAATGTGCCAGTTGCCATTAGCAACATACGCTCAAACTCTTTAGAGGTAGCAAAGTTCTCAGGACTGGTTTGTCCGAACTTGAATGGGAATAGAATCTCTGCTGGATTACCATTAGTAAGGATTGCTTTACCGGGCTTAACTTCAAAGCGTGAGCCACGAGGTAGGCGAGTAGCATCCATTGCAATCATTGGGGCTGTTGTCAGTGCCAAGCTATCTAGATGACTGCGTAGTTGAGCATCGATAGCCTTTTGCATATTGTAGGCTTTCTCAACAGTGCCACGACCCCAGAAACGATTAGGGACAGTGTCATCCTGATACGCCAACACAGGGCGGTCTTGCATCATGTAGGGGTTCTTCTCAGCCTTGAGTAAGAGTCCATCATTAGCGATAACAACAATCGCTTCGACTAGACCACTATAGGTATCAGCAGTACTGTCTTCAGGAAAGAGGTCAACAACTTCTTCATCTTTGTTCTCTAACTGCTCTAGATATTCTTTTGGAACTAAGCCGTAGTATGTCAGAAGTTTAACTTTATCGTCTTGGTACTGAACGACTTCTTGAGTCACTTCTAAGTCATCGTCGTTGCCAGCGGGTCCGATGTCTACCTTACGATAGATACCTTTTTCCATGCCCTCAACCACTTTGTGAATAGACACAAACTTCTCAATAGCACATCCCATCGCATCGTCAATCGAGGTAGCGTTGGGGTCAATGAGGAAGTTCTTAGGATTGACAGGATTAACCTTGACGCAGAAGTATTCTTTCTCCTGTACGCCATAGGCTGCTTGAGTCATGCCCGGCATTGGCATCGTTGCAGGAACAAACTCTTTCTCTTGCTTGACGATAATCTCACCAATACCAGTACCATAAATCTCAGCCATCAATTCGATTTGGTCAATCGACTTACGAATCTTATGCTTTTCTAAATCCTCTTTGAGCTGAACCTTAATGGCTTCAACATCCATTGGATTGTTGTTGTAGTCACGGACATCATCTTTAATGTCAAAGAACTCTCCGTTACCAAAGATAGCTTCCATGATTTCAGCATGGCGGGTTTCTACCGCTTGCTGTGTAGCTGGACTAATTAAGCGACTACGCTCAGACTCTCGTGTCTTGTCTTCGTCAGCCCATACGCCACGGAAGATTCTTTCGTACTCTTTCCAGTCTTCTAAATAGTTCTCGTCTCTGGAATCTCTCCATCTGTCGCAATGTTGAATAACAAAGGCAGTTAATTCTTTATCTGATTCGGAAGGTTCTTCCCAAACAGTACTTTCGTTCATGTCCATATTTTCAGCCATTTTAGTCCTTTATTAATAGCCACTAACCACATCTAATGCTTGCCAATCGTCTTCGTCGTTGTCAATACTGTAGCTCGTGACAGCGAGTTGGTCGATATAGCTTAACGCATCAGGTAAGTCATCATGCACCTGTGCGGTTGGAAACATTAGTAGTTGGTCAACAAACTCTTCAAAGTCTTCTTCAGCATTGAGTATAACTCGTCCATGCTCGAAGCGACCTTGCAAAGCCCAAACAATCCTATCTACTTTTTTCTTATTGCCATGCGTCAAATCTAAGATATGAGCGTAACAGTTGTTCTTTCGCATCAAATCACTGAGGTAAGGCAATACTGCATTCTTTAGCGCCCCTCGCTCGATACCAACTGCTAGAGGTTCATACTCTCTAATATTCTTTAAAATATTGAGTGCAGTAGTCTGTATATCCCAGCGACCAGCTTCAATCTTATCGACAAACCAAGTACCATCATCGGTTACTTTTACAACTGCGATAGCGGACTGGTCTAGTCTTTTCTTAGTGGCGTTAGCACTTTTAGCGACATCTTCAAAGCCAGCTAAGTCTACCGCAATATACCACGAACCAATGTCAGGTTCATCGCCAAACTTAATCCATTCTTCTTTAAATAATCCTGCGCCAGCATTATTGAAGGAAGACAGATATTCTTGATTGAACGCAAAGCTGCTGAGTGTTCTTTTTGCAGCCTCAATCTCTTTCGGGTCAATCGTTTCATTGTCAGCGGTGGTAAAGTGCCAAGATTTCCAATCTGCATCGTCTCCACTCTGTCCCAATTGAAACCACTCATAGAAATGGTTTCGTCCAGATGGAGTAGAGATAAACATGGCTCTACCTTTTTTATCCGACAAAGCAGCACGAAGTACTCGTTCCCAAATCTCTGACTTGATAAAAGCGACCTCGTCCATTACCAAGTACGACAAAGACACACCACGCAAAGAGTCTTGGTTGTCGGCTCCTCTGATGAGGATTTTCTTGCCGTTAACCAAAGTTATCTCAAGGTTGTTGATGTGAGCAGATTTGATGACAGGCTTTCCTAAGTCCATCAACAAGTCCCACATAATCGTCCGGGCTTGTCCTAGGGTTGGTGCCACATACATCACACTAGAACCTTCAGGACAATTCAAACCTTCAATTAACAGCGTTACTGCTGATAATCTACTTTTACCACAACGGCGACCAGCAGCGATTACTTTAAATCGGGTCTGGTCTTTAAATACTGTTTGTTGCCACTTCAGTAGTTTAAAATCAAGATTCATCGATGTCCTTAATGGTTACATCAGTAACATCGTTATCAATGACTTCGTCTGCTTCTATCGTTGTATTTGTTAGTCCGCTGATATTAATTGAAATCTGCGGTGTTCCTCCACCGGTCTTGCCCTCGAAACTAGATAGAGGCAACAATCGTTCTCCACAGAACTTTAGCATTGCTCCCTGTGCAGGGTGTCCATCTTGTAGGGCGGTGGTGATTATCTTCTCAATGACACTATCACCATGCGTTGCCAACAGTCTTGCTTTAAACTCTGCTATTCGTGCTGCGTCGCCCGGCGGTCTCCCCACAATGCCGGGATTCTTTTTCTTGGCAATTGCCTTCTTGGAGGGACGACCACGAACAGGTTTACCATCGACAACTTCTCGTCTAACCAGCTTTGGTCGCTTCTTCTTTAAGACAGTACCATCGTCTGAAGACTGTGTATCTTCGGTAGATAATTGTTTTTCAACTTCTAACATAAAGCCTTTTTATCCTTAAAGGGAAAGACAGAAATTTTTTAAGAAGCCCTATAGTTACTATAGTATGCTGTCGTTAGACTAAGCCTTTCGCTATCAGGAGGTTTCTTGGTAATTGTTTTTCACCAAGTGGTTTAGCGGTGGTTTAGTTGTGCTATAATAATTCACTGCTTGCAGGGCTTACACGATTCTTTATAGTGTGTTGCTTGAACTTGTAAGGCGATTTTAGCATACTTTTACGATTTTGTCAAGTAATATTTTTACACTTCTTATAAAACAACAACATAGACGGCAGCATAGTCGTCTGCGACTGTGCAGATTCAGCGGGTCTGCCTAGACAATATAGGTCTCCGCTGGGGACAACAGCGACCTCCTACGGAGTGAGCATTTCCAGCGACTCTGTCCCTTTTTTATTATTCTATACTAATCAATAACATACGATACTATTGACAGTGTCCCTTTTTTAGCAATTACCATTGTTCTATTTTACTTTTTTGTATGCTATGGAGGCTCCGCCAACATTACACAACATAGACTACCCCTCCCCCCTATGTTAGTTAGCACTTACTTACATCATCCTTGCACCAATATAGTGCTAGGTTAGTGAGCGCTTACTTACTTGTAACAATATCGATATATACGCATATACGAATATACGCTTACACGCATATATGACATCATAGGTAAATACTATTGACCTGTGTTGGTTGATAGCGTGAGTGTATGGGGCTGAGTTGCACCTTTATAGTGCAACCTAGTGCAACCTAGCACCAACATAGAGCATAGCCTAAGCCTATCCTCATTGGCACTTGATAGCCAGACACTATCAACACCTACGGGAAAACCCTGAGATACTGTTTAGACTGCAATAGAGGGCTTTAGAGGCGTTTTAGCCTGAGTTGAGGGGTTAGTATCAACAGGGTAGCGTTCGCAGTTTTCGAGGGTAAACCCTAAGTATAAAGACTGAGAGAATCATAACTAAAAGTAATAACCGCCAGCTCGTAGGAATTTCTAGGTGTTTTCCCTGATTTTCACAATGTGCAACCACTTACGATAAAAACCCTGTCAGACTAGAGGCTAGTAGTATTGATAAACAGTAGATAACAGGAGAGTAAAACCATGTTTTATATTGAACAGAAATACATCATCAAGCCTGAGAACAATCCCGATGAATGGTATCAGGTTTATTCATACACTAATGACCATTACGATATGGCTAAGCATGATATTGAAATCTTACGCAATAAATATCAGGGTAGAGAATTTAGACTAATTTGCATCGATAACTTTTAACTAACTAACAGGAGAAAAGAACCATGAGAAGAACTGAGATAGACTTAAATAAAATGAGCCGAGATGGACAAGTAATTTATCTAAAATACTTGGTAAAGGACTTGGGTCAGGCTTTGCAAGACTTAGCAGGAACTGAGCCGAGATACGATTACATCAATACTTTGATTCAACACGCCCTGCAAGCTGAGCAAGACTTAACAACAATGTCCGATAACCTTAAAAGACTAACTGAAGAGGCTTAAATAGCCGAAACACCTGAGAGGGTGTCTTAGTCAACGCAGTATCTTAACTTTAGACAGGAGTAATACAAATGAGAAAGATTGAACAACAAATGCTTAACGCCATTTACAACAATAAGGCGTGGCAATCAGGCAATACAGTCGTAACACCTAGATTTGATGGCAGTCTTGCAGTCTATTTACATGGCAACCATATTGCTACTGTTATCAATTCAAATATGGTAGGCGATGTCATTACACCCAGAATTGTAGATGTAAACAAAGAAACATTACGCAGATGGCAAACACCTACAACCAAATCACGCCTAAGGGCTTTGGGCGCTAATGTCGCCACACGCAAGGGCGTTACCTATCTCAACAATGTTGCAATCTAATAAGGGGCTTAAAATGACTGATAGAACTAAATACAACGGATGGACTAATTACGCCACATGGCGAGTAAACCTTGAAATGTTTGATGGCTTTGAGCCTGATGGTGAAATGGACGCTGATGATTATAAGTTTATGGCTATTGAATATCTTGAAGCTGGTGGGACTGCTGGCTTAGCCTTTGATTATGCGATGGCTTTTATTGACAATGTAAATTGGCATGAAATCGCCGAAGCGCACAAGGCGGAGGCTTAATCATGCTTAAATCTTTACTACTAACAGGCGTATGCCTTTACACTTGTTTAACTGCTGTTTATGTTATTGTCTTTTATCTATGAAAGGGGTTTATTATGTCTAGAAACACGCTAACGCTAGTTCAGGAAGTCTATTTTGATTTATGCGACTTGTTAGACAATAACGAGTTAAGCGAATCAATAGAGGGTTTATTTGAGTTCGATGATATGCGAGAGTTCATCACAGAACAACGGCGCAAACTAGCGCTAATTGAAAGGGATTTAGACTTTAATGATGATTGCCCGAAGTTTGAACCGGCTAAAGAGGAAATCTAGTTATGACAAACAATATAGAGAACTTATCCGATAACGAACTAAACGAGATTAAAGCCTATGTTAAGGGAATAATTGAGGGTATAAAAGATACTCACAAACCAGAAGAGATAGATTTTATCTTAGAGGACTATTGGACTGCATGGGATAACACTATTGACATAAATATATGGTTAGATGAATCAGACCCTAAACGATATTTAACTACACTATATCGAATCCATGAATCAGGCTACACAGACATGGAAACATTTCAGCGCTTAGACTATATGAAAGGGTAATAATGGATAAATTAGAGCAAGCCTACACTATTGACCTATTGGCAAGGCTTACAGAATCAATAGAAACCTATTTAGATGATGATAGATGGGACGGCATTGAGGTAATGCATTCAGAGATTAAAGAGGCTAACAAACTGATAAAGAAGTATTACAAACGATTGAGAAAGGAGTCGATAGTATGACCAGAAGCGAAATGCAATATGAAATATGGAAAGACCTAGGTTATCTTGAGGGTAAAACTGACCCACAATATCAGAAACACTTATGGCGCTTATCCGATGGAGAACTGTTTAATTTATGGCTAAACATTCACAATGCGAGAGAGGCTTACAAACATGAAACTATATAATTTAGGAATATTACAGGAAGATAACCCAAACGGGGTAAACACTTGGTATGTTTATGATTATGATGAAGAAGATGTATTAAATAATGAATGGTTTGAAACTGAGGCAGATGCTCAGGCTTATCTAGATGCCTTTTTATTTGAATATGGAACAGATGACGATAACGGAATGGGAGATTGAATAAATGGATAGATTTGACTATTACATGGAATTTATGTCAATGAGGCTTGATGACCCACAATTTAGGCTTATGTATGGGATTAATGAATTTGATAAATGGTATTCTGATTTCATGGAGATACTTAACCAAAAACATGGAGAACCTGCAAATGAAAACCAAGTATAGAGTATTAGCAAGTTATATGTCTTATGTCTATGCCGATATTGAGGCGGATAGCCTAAGCGAGGCTAAAGAGATTGCCTATGACATGGACGGCGGAGATTTTAAGCAAACAAGTTTCGGCGATTGGAATATTGACGAAGTTATTGAATTAAAAGAGGATACAATAATATGAAAACTATACTATTTTGGGGCATGACATACCTAGTTTTAGCCTATGTTGTCTATCATCTTGTTGGAGTGGTTTTATGCTATACTTGGGAATACCTCTAGAATTGATTTAGAGGGCTTTAGAGAGGTTTTCTTAGTGTTGGTGATGTGTTGGTATTACTTAATCAATTTAAATTGAATGGAGAGGCTTTTATGAATTACAACAACAATCGGTATTATGAACCAGAAGATGATGATTTTGATGAAGAGGCTTATCTTGAGGCGCTAGAGTCTGCGCTATCGTCTGGTGGTGTTTACTATTGGGCTGAAGAATCGAATTGGTATGAGGCTTTAGGTCAATTAGAGATTGAAGAAGATTATGAACCTAACACGGCGCCACAAGATGTTATTGACAAGGTCAAAGCATATTGGAAAGAGATAGCCGAAGAATTCACAGAAGGAGATTTTTAAGATGCGATGCCAATGTTGTAATGCGTCATTAACTGACTTTGAGGCTACCATAAAGCATGGTATCACTAGGCAATATGTGGAATTATGCTCAGATTGTCTTAAAACGATTGAGGCTTATATCCCTATACAAGTTAGGCAAGACCTAATGAATGAAGCAGACACGGCTATGACTGAATCGTTGATTGATGATAACGGGTATATTGATGGTGGTTTAGATGCTGAGGACCCAGATGATTATTGGATTGATTGGGACAATCGATAATGCACTCGCTTGCGGGTAATATAGGTATCGTTATAGTTAATATAGTCTATGTCATAACTGTGAATATAGATTACTATCAATTAACATAAAGAACCAATCAACGATAGTCTATGTTGTTTAACTATATAGTTATTATACTGCACTTTTGGAATGTTGTCAAGTAGTTTATTTTTGTCTTATGTATTGACTTTTAGGTGGTTATGTCTTTTAATTGGCATTGTCTTTTAACTAACGGGGGTTTTATGCACCACAATGAAGAAGCAAGATACCATTTCATCATGATGGATATGGTTGATTTAATTGGGGATTATGGCTATGATAAGGTCATGGACGATTTATCAACAGCGATTGCTGATAAGGTCAATAGGCTTGTCGGTAGAGCAGTAATGGAGGACGCTGAAGAATGAACGCATACGAATTAGCAGAAGAATTAGAGTGGCTTCAAGATGAATATTATTATATTAAAGAATCAGCAGATATGCTACGCCAACAAGCACAAGCGATAGCTACGCTATCTGACCGCATAGCGGAGTTGTCAAAAAATGTTGATGAACTGGAAGAAGAATTGCTAAAAACACCACAAATAAAAGAGTTAAGTGATGAGGAAATATTAGAAATAGGCAATGCAGTTACAAACCTTATTGATTCCAATGAAGGCTGGATTGAATTTGCTAGAGCAATACTAAAGAAAGCGAGTGAGAAATGAAACTCCGTTTTGAGGTTCGGGATGAATACAACGAGATTGTGCGGTGCTTTGCCACTAAGCAAGAAGCACAGGCGCATTGTAAATTAGACCCTAGTTTTTATCTTAAAGTCAATCAGCAAGTCAAGCCAAACCCGTTTAGACAGGCTTGGGAAAGGTTAGGCGAATGTCTATTTTGATGCGTGGTTTTGTTATATCAGCGTTCTTCTTCGGTATCTTGGTCGGCTATGTTGCTGGTCGTATGGAATGGGCGCATGAGGATTGTTATGACGCAACAGGTAAGTATCAGCGCTATGAGGCTTGGTTAAGCGTTAAGAACGGGACTTATCGTTGTTTTTGGATTGAGAAGGATTTCCCGCACCGAGTTAAGGTGCAAGGGGTAATTGATGTTAAATAAAGGAACTGATAATGGTATGGAAGTGTCCGGATTGCGGTCATCAATGGGGTCGTAAATGAATATTCCTGATAAATGGGTTGTTATTGAGGTTGTGAGTGATAAGACCAAGCTACACCGAGTCTTTGCGTGTTGGTATGGTGGCTGGGCTGGTTCTGACTCATGGCAAATCAATAGCGGTATCGTAGGCGTTGATGACCAATCTAAATACTTTGATTTTGAGGGACACTCTGGTTCAATCTATCGGTGCAACAAGAACAGTTATGGCTTACATCTGTATGGTAGCTCAGTATTGAATAATTTAATTGAGAAATCTAAAGAGAAAGATATTATAATAATCGTATTACCTGAAGACACTAATTGGAAGGAGCTAATCGATGGCACGAATGTTGCTGGCAGAGATAACAAAACTGAAGAAAGAGAATGATGAACTGCGTAGAGGAATCATACCTGATGGTTATGTTTTCCTTTGCATTCATTGTGCAAAAGAGTTAAAATTATTTGAAGGAACTGAAGATGGTATGGAAGTGTCCGCCACTAAACCTAGTGAATTGGAACAATCTATGGAAATGGAGAGAAAAGATGACAACTTGGACAAGCGAGGATAGAGAATTATGCGAACAAGATTTAATGAAGCAAATCAAAGCATTACAGGACGAACTAATCAAAACACAAACCGAATTGGTTATGGCGTTGGCAGAGGTTCAGGCACTACGATGTCAACTCATTACGGCGGAGGGTTCAAGACATTGAAAGAGAGTAAATTTTTGTATCACATGGCTTGCGACGAGTGCGGCTCAAGCGATGGTAATGCGATGCACAGCGATGGACACACTTACTGTCATGTATGTCACACATACAAGGCTAGGAATGGTGAAATTACGAAAGACTATAAAAAACCAATGAATAAGGAACTAAACTTTTATGACTCTGCTAATTCTCTTAGTATCGTTGACCGTGGTATTACTTCGGCTACTTGCATAGCATTTGGTGTTAAGCAAGATAATGGTAAACACTACTATCCTTACTATGATGCCGACGGCAAGATGGTCGCTATCAAAACTAGGATTGTGGAAAACAAATCCTTTAGCGTTGCTGGTGATTTTAAGGAAGCCACACTATTTGGACAGAATCTATTCCCAAAATCTGGGCGCTATCTGACTATTTGTGAGGGCGAATTAGACGCTCTAGCAGCTTACCAGATGCAAGGTAGCAAGTACCCTTGTGTGAGTATCCGCAGTGGCGCTAGTGGCGCTCTAAAGGACTGCAAAGCACAATATGAATGGATTGATTCGTTTGAGAACATTGTCTTAGCGTTTGATGCCGATGAACCCGGACAGAAAGCAGCACAGGCAGTCGCTGAGTTATTCGGCGGCAAAGTTAAAATAATGAAGCACAAGACAGGATACAAAGATGCGTGTGATTATCTTGAGAATAACGCTAGTAAAGAATTTGTTGATACTTGGTGGGGTGCTGAGTCTTATATCCCTGATGGGATTGTGCAAGGTAACAGTCTCTGGGACATGGTATCAGCTCCTATTGAAAAGGCTGATTGTGACTATCCGTACGAGGCACTTAATAAGCTCACATACGGCATCCGCAAGGGTGAACTCGTTATGGTCACAGCAGGAAGTGGACTTGGCAAATCACAATTTCTTAGAGAGATTGTATGGCACATACTTAACAAGACAACCGACAACATTGGACTTATGTTTCTTGAAGAGGGAGTCCGCAAGACTGCTAGGTCGCTTATGTCTTTGGCGGTAAATAAACCAATTCACTTACCTGATGTTGAAGTTACTTCTGAGGAGTTAAAAGATGCATTTGATAGAACTTTGGGAACTGACCGCTTGTATTTGTTTGACCATTTTGGTAGCACTTCTTTGGAAAACATTGTCAACAGAGTGCGCTACATGGCTAAGGGTCTTGGCTGTGGTTATGTCTTTCTTGACCATATTAGTATTATTGTCAGTGGCGGTGATGTTGGTGATGAACGGAAAGCTCTAGATGCTATCATGACTAAACTACGCATGATTGTGCAAGAGACTGGTATTAGTTTAGTTTGTGTCTCACATCTCAAGCGTAACGAAGGTCGTGGACACGAAGAAGGTGCTGTGACTTCATTGGCGCAGTTGCGTGGTTCAGGCGCTATTGCACAACTATCAGACATTGTGATAGGGCTAGAGCGCAATGGACAGGCTGAAGACCCGATTGAGCGTAATACCACATCGGTACGAGTGTTAAAGAATCGATTTAGTGGCTACACTGGTAATTGTGGTGCTTTGCTGTATAATGGACAAACCGGAAGAATGTTAGAGATAAAGGACACACTATGAAAGACGACATAATTGACAAAGCCAAGCGCTATGCACAAACCGATGAATATCATGTCACTCGTAAAATCATCACTGATTTATGCACCGAGATTGATAGACTAAAAGAACTCAATCGTAATGTATTTAGCAAGATTCAAGACAACCAAGAAGTGTACAGGAATTCTGAACGCTATCTCTGGCTACGCAGTGCATCGTGGGATGTTGACCCTGAGATTGCGGCACCATCTGTGATTCTGTGCAACGGCGACATGACTAAATGGCAGTGGATGTTAGGTCAAGAGATTGATGATGCAATTGATTCGTATTTGAAAAAGGAGCAAAAATGACTACAAAAACAGTTAAGATAGACAGTTTTATCTGGGTTGCTGAGAATGGCAGTATGGAATATGGATTCTACATTGGTGATGGCGATGACCCTGTTACATTTAAAAGCACATTAAAAGAAGTTGTGCGTCAGACTTTAGAAATGTATTTCGTTGGCGGTTCTATCCATCATGACCACCGTGACGATGTAAAACAATTAATTAAGAGTTTAAAAGCAGCTACAGCACTAGCTGAACACGAACTAGAGAGAATGGGCGATGAGTAAACTACTAAGAATTGGCAACAGGCTTATCAATCCTGAGAATGTTACTTACATCATTGACAGAGAGATTCACTTTAATGATGGTAGTCGCTGGGTTGCAACAGAGCCAGAGATTCAAGAATTGCTGGCAATCATGTTTGAGACACCTAGACCAGAACCAGTTGTTGAAGAACCGATTGTTGCTAAAAAGAAAGTAGTTAAAAAGAAATGACTCTTGAACACTACATTGTCGGAGCTACTGGCATTGGCTATTTAGTTGTCGGTGTGTTACAATTAAGCAAAGGCAGTGTGTCTAATGCATTGATTTGGATAGGTTATGCTGCAGCGCAAATAGGACTCTGGATTAATCTTAAATGAAACTGAACAACGATAATCGATTTGATATTGATTTGGAATATGGACAAATCTTTGAACAAAAGATTGCTGATATATTTCAGAACAGTAAGATTGAAGTTAAGACTGAGCGAGATAAATGGAATTCAACGGGTAATATTGTAATTGAATTTGAGAGTCGTGGACATCCTAGTGGTATCGCTATTACTGAGGCTGACTTTTGGTTTCATAATCTAGCATTAAAGGGTGAACTAATAATGACACTCGTGTTTCCGGTGTCTGTCTTAAAACGATATATTGCAGATAATAAACCTAGAGTTGTGCGTGGTGGGGATGATAATACTTCTAAACTATACTTGATTAATCTTGCAGATTTGGTTACAATAATCGAATGAGAATCGTTCTTGATATTGAAACCAATTTATTTCCCGACAAGGTTTGGTGTGTCGTTGCTCGTGACATTGATACAAACCAAGTGCATATTTGGCAGAACTTTGTTGGGCTGCAGAATTTCTTAGACAGAGCAGAGCAGATTATTGCTCACAATGGAATTTTCTTTGATGTGCCTGTTCTAAAGAACTTATGGAAAATAACGATTGCGGAAGAAAAGATTGTTGACACATTAGTTATGTCTCGCCTATATAATCCGCAATTAGACGGCGGTCACAGTCTGTCTGAGTGGGGTAAGCGTATAGGATTCTTTAAGAGTAGTTTTGAATCTTTTAATGGCGGTCTTACTCAAGAAATGCTTGACTATTGTATTCAAGACACATTAGTAACACAGAAGCTGTATGAACATTTAACCAAGGAGATGTCAAATGATTATTCAAAAGAAAGTATCAAACTCGAACACGAAGTTGCGTTCATCATCGCAGAGCAAGAGCGAAGTGGATTCAGATTCGATGAAGCTAAAGCTCTACAATTACTATCTGTTCTTAAAACTAAGTTGGACGCTATTTGCGTTGAAATGCAGAGCATCTTTCCTGCCAAAGTCACATCTGGTCGCACCCACAAAACAACAGGTAGACCCCTTCCCGACATCGTGGAAGACTTCAATCCCGGAAGTCGCCAGCAAATCGCAGAAAGGCTCATTGAAAAAGGCTGGAAGCCGAAAAAGCGTACCCAGAAAGGTAACATCATCGTTGACGAAACCACGCTCGAAGGCATCGACATCCCAGAAGCGAAAGCCATCGCTGAGTACTTGATGTTACAAAAGCGGATAGCACAAGTTGAAAGCTGGATTGATGCTATTCAAACTGATGGTCGTGTGCATGGACAGGTCATTACTAACGGCGCAGTCACAGGTCGTATGACACACCACAGCCCTAACATGGCGCAGGTTCCCAATAGTGGTAGTCCCTATGGTCCTGATTGCAGAGAACTTTGGACAGTTAAGAAAGGATATAAATTAGTTGGCATTGATGCAAGCGGTTTAGAATTGCGGATGTTGGCTCATTATATGAAAGACGATGCGTATACTACTGAAGTTGTATCAGGCGACATTCACACAGCAAACCAGAAAGCAGCAGGGCTTGAGACAAGGAACCAAGCTAAGACTTTTATCTATGCATTCCTCTATGGTGCGGGAGCTGCCAAGATTGGGTCAATTGTTGGAGGTTCATCGAAAGAAGGACAAGCACTCATTGCTAGTTTTCTACGCAACACGCCGAGGCTTAAACAATTGCGGGAAAAGGTTTCTCGTATCTATGCTCAGAAAGCGTGGCTACCGGGTCTTGACGGACGCAAGTTACTCGTTCGCTCGGAGCATTCAGCGCTCAACACGCTATTGCAAGGCGCAGGTGCGATAGCAATGAAGCAGGCACTGGTGATATTCAATAAGCGTTTGCGCCAGTCACAGATTGATTATAAGTTCGTAGCCAATGTTCATGATGAATGGCAGGTTGAAGTAGAAGAGAAGCGTGCAGACGAAGTCGGCAAACTTGGTGTACAATCTATCTCTGATGCTGGCATAATGTTAAATATGCGCTGTCCATTAAGTGGCGAATATCGTGTAGGTAATAACTGGAAAGAGACCCATTAATGGATAAAAATAAAGAAGATATATTAGGAATGACTGTTGTTACTGCTTATAAGAATGGTACTTACAGTTTAGAATCCTCTTTTGACCTTGAAGAAACCTACGAGTTATTAAAGGATGCGTTACTTGATATTGAAGACGGCACACTGGAAGCCAGTATTGATTACAGCACCCAAACACTGCAGTAACTATTTCATATAGTGGAATCATTTAGTTGTAAGTTGTTGTATAATAACCAAGCAGTATTTCTAAACCGTAGTAGATAAGGAGAGTAATATGGAAATGAAACCAGTAAAAATTCAAGCAGAAGTTCAATGGGCTTTCTTTGACCGTGTTAACGAAATGAGTGGTAAGTTCCAATGCGACTTAGCCAATCTTTCAGACAACGCTGTTAAGGCGCTAGAGGCTATCGGGCTTGCACCACGCAAGCGTGAGGACAAACCTGAGAAGGGTTGGTTCTTAACTGTGAAGTCAAACTATGCTATCCAGCCTTATGATAAAGCTGGTAATGAAATCAAGGACACTGTTGGTAACGGTTCTAAAGCAGTTGCACTCATCAAGCCTTACGAGTGGAAGTGGAAAAACAAGAATGGTGTCTCTGCTTCATTGGCAAAGATTGTCATCACTGATTTAGTCAAGTACAGCGCCGATGGCGTTACTGCTGACGACGACATGGATGACGACATTCTGTGATAACAGCACTGATTGACGCTGATTCGTTAATCTATGCAGTAGGCTTCTCTAGCAACGATGTAGAGGAGTCTATTGCAGTTTCACGACTTGAGCAGACAATGGTTGAGTTGTGTATGGATTTAGATTGTGAAGACTATAAAGGATTCCTGACCGGTAAAGGTAACTTTCGAGATGACTTAGCTGTTACTGCGCCCTATAAAGGACAACGCACTTCTGAGAAACCTGTGCATTTTCAAGCACTTAGGTGTCACTTAGTAACATCGTGGGGCTTTACAGTCGTCAAAGGAATCGAAGCGGATGATGCTGTGGGTATCGCTGCTTATGCGGTTCCAGAAAACGAAACAATCATGGTTCATATCGATAAAGACCTGAACCAGTTTAGAGGTTGGCATTACAACTATCGTAAAAAAGAAAAGTATTATGTCTCAGAATTTGAAGGCTTAGTGTCTTTTTATACACAGATATTAACTGGCGACAGGATTGATAATATCGTTGGATTAAAAGGCATTGGTCCTGTTAAAGCAAAGAAGATACTAGCAGATTGTACCAATGAAAAAGAACTCTACAGCGCTGTCTTAAAAGCGTATGACGGCGATGAAAAGCGTGTCTTAGAAAATGGACAATTATTGTGGTTACAACGAAAGGAAAATGAACTGTGGCAGTTACCCCAGATATAATTCAAATCTCATGGATTGATGCTGTTGCTGACTCCGGATGGGAAGAGAAAGTTAAAGCAGAGATTCACCAGTGCATTACTGTTGGCTTTCTAGTTCACGAAACGGATGAAGCCATCTGTATTGCGTCTACATGGTCGGACACCGAAACCAACGCTCGGATGCATATTCCCAAAGCATGGATTAAAGATAGAAAGGTATTAAATGAAGCCACAGTCAGCGAAAGCAAAGGGACGAAACCTACAAAAGTGGGTAGTAAAAGAGTTACTAAAAAGGTATCCGCAACTAAGCGAACTAGATTTACGCAGTTGTCCGATGGGGAGTCACGGTGAAGACATTGTCATGTCTCAGTTTGCTAAAGATGAAATTCCAGCATCAATTGAATGTAAGTCGCTAGCAAAGGTGGCAGTGTACAAGTATTACGAACAAGCAAAATCACACGGCGATTATGAACCGATTGTGATTGTTAAGCAGAATGGCAGTAAACCTTTAGCAGTAATTGATGCAGAAGTCTTATTTAACATGATGGCAAAATAGAAAGGAAGTGCAATGAGTGATTTAACTAATACTTATCGATTTAGTTATGAGTCTGAGTACGACGATAACAACACACAATACGGTTATCCAAAACAGAAATCTACGGAGATGACGATATCTCACTCGTCAGATACAGAATGGACTGCAATAATGCTTGACTTTGCAGACTTTTTAAGTGGTGTTTATGGATACGATGTAAAAGAGAAATTGCGATTTGTTAATAATCATGGATACTTTTCAACACGAGCAGCAGATTATAGTCTTGAAATTCCTGATGCTCAACAGGAACTAGACCTTGAGAAGTATGATGAAGACAAGGAATGGTCTTGAAAATACTACTACTAGATATTGAGTCAAGTCCTAACACAGCTCATGTGTGGGGTCTTTGGCAACAGAATGTCAGTATCAATCAGTTGATGGAGTCTTCTTATGTCCTATGCTACGCAGCAAAATGGCTAGGACAGAAAGATGTACTGTTTGATTCTGTACATCAATCAAGACCAAAGACAATGCTGAAAGGAATTCATGCCCTTCTTAACGATGCAGATGCTGTGGTTCACTATAATGGTACTAAGTTTGATATTCCTACACTTAACAAGGAATTCTTATTACATAGTTTTAATCCACCATCGCCTTATAAACAAATTGACCTACTGCGTGTTGTTCGTAGCAACTTTAGGTTTCCTAGTAACAAGCTGGATTATGTAGCACAACGCTTAGGATTAGGAAAGAAACACGAACACGAAGGACACGAACTTTGGGTTAAGTGCATGAACGGAGATAAAGATGCTTGGAAGCGTATGGAAAAGTATAATATACAAGATGTCGTTTTACTTGAGTCGTTGTACGGCACTCTTCTTCCTTGGATTAAGTCTCATCCTAATCACAATCTCTTCTTGGATGGACACCATTGCCCGAATTGTGCTTCGACGAATCTGCAAAAAAGAGGCAGTGCTATATCTACTACAGGAGCGTATCAACGCTATCAGTGTCGAGATTGCGGAACTTGGTCGCAAGGAACAAAGTCTATTAAAAAATCAGCGGAGGTGAAATATTATGGATGATAGTCCAGTCGCAATGCCAACACCGTTTGGCTACATTCAACCACAGACATTAGCGCAAGTCATTGAAAAATATCAAAAAGGCATGGAAGACCCCGGTGATGTCCTTGCTAGACAGGTTGGCGGTAGCCACTACAAGAAAGCTCACCAGCCTTGGGAAATCATTGAAGAATGGGGTCTTGACTACTGGGCTGGAAATGTGGTAAAATACATCCTTCGCTATAAATTTAAGAATGGAGTTGAAGACCTAGAGAAAGCCAAACACTACTTAGAGTACCTTATTAAGAAAGAGACAGATGCCATTACTGCTTCACGAAATTAAAGAGCGTCTTAAAGAGTTGGATGAAATCACATTGCTAGAATTGCTGGATATTAGCAGTGAAGAAATCGTCCAAATGTTTTCTGATAAGATTGAAGAATATGCCGATAAACTAGAACAGGAAGTTAAATAAGAATGACACAATACACAATGAGTCCCTACAATACCTTCATCGCTAAATCACGATACAGCCGCTATCTTGACGATAAAGGTCGCAGAGAACACTGGAGTGAAACTGTAGCAAGATACTTTGATTTTATGACAGAGCATCTCAAAACCAAACAAAACTACACATTACCACCTGAGTTAAGAAAAGAATTAGAAACTGCTGTTGTTAATCTTGAAGTGGTTCCATCGATGAGAGCCGTGATGACAGCAGGACCAGCACTGGAGCGTCAGAATGTTGCCGCTTTTAACTGTTCATATTTACCAATTGATGACCCCAAAGCCTTTGACGAAGCGATGTACATTCTTCTCTGTGGCACTGGTGTCGGTTTCTCTGTGGAGCAACAATATGTTTCTAAACTACCTGAAGTCCCTGAGCAGTTGTTTGCTAGTCAAACTACTATTGTGGTGTCGGATTCTAAAGAAGGATGGGCTAAATCACTTAGACAGCTCATTGCTTTATTATATTCTGGTGAAGTTCCAAGGTATGACTTATCCAAAGTTAGACCTGCCGGAGCTAGACTCAAAGTATTCGGAGGTCGTGCTTCTGGACCCGGACCTTTGGAGGAACTTTTTAAGTTCACTATTGCCAAGTTTAGAGGGGCGGTTGGTCGTCGTTTGTCGTCCATTGAGTGTCACGATATTCTGTGCAAAATCGGGGAAGTTGTTGTTGTGGGTGGAGTCAGACGCAGTGCAATGATTTCCTTGTCTGATTTGTCCGACGACAAGATGGCACACGCTAAAGCAGGTAACTGGTGGGATGGTCAAGGGCAACGAGCCTTAGCCAATAACTCTGCCACCTATGCCGAAACACCTAGTATCGGTCAGTTTATGCGTGAATGGACAAGTATTTATGAATCACACTCTGGTGAGCGAGGAATATTTAATCGTGAAGCATCTCAGAAACAGGCAGCAAAGAATGGTCGCAGAGACGAAACCTATGCTTTTGGCACTAATCCCTGTAGCGAAATCATTCTTCGTCCTTATCAGTTTTGTAATCTTTCCAGTTGTATTGTGCGTAGCTACGATACTGTATCTACCTTGGAGAATAAGATTCGCTTGGCAACGATTCTTGGCACATTCCAAGCATCGCTAACAGAGTTTCCTTATCTGCGTAAGATTTGGGAAAAGAACACCAAGGAAGAGGCGTTATTGGGTGTCTCTATGACGGGCATCTGCGATAATCCACTATTGAACAATCCTGATGACGAAGACTTACCTGTACGATTGGAGAGACTACGAGATGTTGCCATTACTACTAATATTGAATTTGCTGCAGCTATTGGTATTAATCAGTCTGTGGCGGTTACTGCTATCAAACCAGAAGGAACCGTTTCTCAGCTTTGCAGTACTGCTTCTGGGATTCATCCTCAGCATAGCAAGTATTACATACGGCGTGTTCGGGCTGATAACAAAGACCCATTAACACAGTTTATGCTCTCCTCTGGCTTTGTCGGTGAGCCTTGCTATTTGAAACCAGACTCTACTACTGTCTTTAGCTTTCCAGTTAAGGTAGATGATGGTGGACTATTGCGTGAAGATTTGACTGCTATCCAACACTTACGATTGTGGTTGCTATTCCAACGGCATTACTGTGAGCATAAACCATCTGTCACCATCTCAGTGCGTGAAGATGAGTGGATGGATGTTGGAGCGTGGGTGTATCGCCACTTCGATGAAGTAACTGGAGTGTCTTTCCTACCGATGGATGGTGGCACTTACAAACAGGCACCTTATTCCGAATGCACTAAAGAAGAGTACGAGCAGTTAAAACTTCTTGTGCCGGAGTCTGTTGATTGGGACAACTTTATTGAGTATGATGACAATGTTAAAGGCGCACAACAATTAGCTTGCAGCGCAGGAAATTGTGAGATTTAATGAAAGTCTGTTCTAAATGTAATCAGCTTAAAGAGTTAGACTTATTTAGTGACGACAAGCGACATTACGATAGTAAACAATCGTGGTGTCGTCCTTGTGGTTATTCTGCTAAAAAAGTAAAACGACTGGCTAATAAAGAAAAAGCTGTTGAATATAAAGGAGGATGTTGTAATAGATGTAAAGCGGTATTTGAGTGTTTAGATGTGTATGATTTTCATCATCTTAACCCCAAATATAAAGAAAACAGCTTAAATAGATTAATGAATTCTACTTGGGATAAAATTATAATTGAGTTAGATAAGTGTGTTTTACTTTGTTCCAACTGCCATAAAATTACTCATTGGGAATTGCGTAATCAGATTTAACCCCTAGGTCGTATCTTCACAGCCCTCTTCGGAGGGCTTTTTTGTTTCTGATAATGTACAAAATGTTACAAAATGGTACTAACTACCTACAAAATGTATCGTATATTACACAAAATTTTTAGTACCATTCTTATCAATAATTAGGGCTTGTCTACGAGGCTTGTCAGAAGTAGTGTTAGGAACGCTTATATGAGTCCAAGAGCCAAATTCTTCGATGATTTGGTCGTACCCTATATTGGCTTCAATGCACGCCTCTACGACCTGTTTAGGGGTCATTCCGGGGACTCTTATATCGGCTGCACAACCTATCCTATGTTGGCTAGTGTCCTTGCTACCGACAGAGTCATTGACTGGTTTAGACCTAAAGCCTGAGTTAATCAGGATAGGCTTGTTTAGGAGGGTTCTAACTTCTTCTAGCAAGGCTGCCAATCTAGTTAGATTAGCGACCTCAGTAGCATTAGGAGTATTGTCTAGGTTCTTACGCTCAGCTACTTCTGAGTGGGTTAGTTCTTCTAAGGTAAAGTTAGGGCTTAGGTTCATCTTTGCCTTTCTTCATATCCATGATTTTCTCTAGCGTTCGCCCACCGAAGTAGAAGGACATAATCAACATTCCCCATTGACCTAGTAATTCAACATAGTTGTTGTTTACTTCTATGTCCCACGCTGACATGGTAGCGAATGTTGAATAGACCAACAAGATAAACACTAGAGTCATCGGTCTTATATTCTTAGACAACCATGAGTCCGAAGCCATGTCAGCTTCTTGACGCTTAGTTAACTCTTGTGCCTCTATGTTATCGGCATTGAGTTCAGCTAACTTACCTTCTTGTTGCATTTGCAGTAGTTCTTTCTGAGCCTTCGCCTTAGCTTCAGGGTCAGGAATGAACTTATCTAGGACTTTCATCCCAACATCAAATAGTGCCATTAATGGTAACATTATTGTTTAACTCCCCAAGTTAGATACCAAGCAATGACCGCAGCCACCGCATAGCACATGAACATTGCTCTACGAACCTTTGCCAAATCGTGTTTAAACTCTCTCGTAAGTTCATTGTCTTGTTTCTCTATCTTTTGTTTAATGGATTCGATTTCACTCCAGCGTTTAGCGCCATGCTTCTTAATGAAATCAGCTTTGACTTTAGCTTCCTCAATACGGATGGTTTCTTGGCGTTGCCATTCCATCATTGCTCTTTTGAAGTACTGCTCTTTAAAGACCTGTGTTTCTTTTATCTGCCGTCGACGCTCTAGGTCTTTCTGCTGTGCTACTGCTGCAGCGTCCTTCTGTACATCGACAATACTCTTAGTGATGGACTTACTAGCCTCACGACTAGCATCCATGCTACTGGTTACAGACTTCGCTCCTTCGAGAAACCCAAATTGGTCGGACATGGAATCATATTCTTAATTATTGTTGGCTTTGTACAACCGCTGGTCTAATAATGATTGCTCTGCTAAAGGCATCTCTAGTTTCAGGAGTCAAGCGAGACATAAATGCAGTTACAATACTTTGCATTTTGTTTGTTGGGATTCCTTCAATAAATGCAGCTAGTTTAGGAGGGTCTAATAACATATCGGCAGCGTAGCGATTAATGTCGTCAGTTACATCTTTCTTGATTAACTTTAAAACAGTATTGGTAATCGTAGCGTAACGGTTAAGCAATTGTGGTAATTCATATGCTTGCTGTCCTGCAACCTTAGACATACTTGCTAATTCTTCTGATTTAGCTTTACGCTGTACATCCACTAATACTTTATTAATATCGCCAATTTGCTGTGGTGTTAATACATCTTCTAGTTTAGAAAAACGATTCTGTCCTGTTGACCGTTTAATAATGGAAGCTCCATTTTCAACAGCAGCAGCAAACTGTGCGGCTCTCTCTTTGTTTCCTAAAGGAGTTCCTAATTGCTTTTCCAGTGCCTGTGCAATTTGCATTTGATTAATCTTAGTAGACTCTTTCTGGAAAGTATCTAAGTATTTCTGCCAAGTTGAATTCTCTCTCTTAACTCCAGACTCACTTGCTTTTATGATAGCATTATCAATATAGTCTTTGACATTTTTCTCTAAGCCGCTAGTTAGTTTAGCATCCCAGTTTTGGGATTCCTGTGAAAACTTCTTAATGTCATTGCCGATTTCTTTACGAATTGTATACAAATCTCTTGAATCAATAATTCCAGTAGCGGGGTCTGTTAGACGAGTTAATTTCTCTTTCAATGAACTAAATACATTAGTCACCACATCGGAAGCCCGTTCACCGGGTTTCTGAAGAATTGTATCTACATTATCAATAATAGACTGTACTCGTAAAGGATAAAAACCTTCATCAGCTAAACTTTGCAATTGAAACTTCTTAAACTCTGCTTCTGCCTGACGCTGAGCCGCAATGTTTTTAGATAGAGTTGAACCTTGTAGGTTTTCTACAATCCTATTGTAATTCTGACTATATTCTGGCGATACTCTAGGATAGCCCGGTACAGGAAAGAACTCCCGTGATAACTGCTGTTGCTGCATTGCTTCTGTTTCTAGTTTACCGCCAACTTGCAATGCCCCTGCTTTACTTTTAAACTTCTCAGCAATCTGCTGTTCTAATCTAGGAGCAACCTGCCCTGCAATATTTGCTTGAGATAATACATCTTCTCTTAATGGTTCTGTAACACGAGTTCTATTTGCAATAGCCTCTAAAATGTCTTCTTCTGTACCGCCTGTTTTCTGTAGTACTTGCTGTCTTGCTGTTTGCTGTGCTACATCCCGTACAGCAAAATCAGCGGATATTCCTTTTTGTGGTGAGGTTTCTAATGCCTTCTGGTAGGCAGCTAATCCGGTAGCTGCTGGAATATCAGCAATTGCTTCGGCGGCTGTTGGTTTAGAGCCGGGAACAGTTTCAGGGGCGTTGCGTAATGCAGCAATAATCTTCTCAGGTTCTTTGCTGGCGAGTTCTTGGAGTCTTTCTTGTAGAATAGCTTTCTGACCAGTAGTGGTAAGAGGCTTTACAAACTCTTTAGAAATGTTATAAACACCTTTACCTAAATCAATACCGGAGCTTAGTAAACCTCCTAATACCGCACCAAAACCAATTTGACTAATCTTCTCTGATAATAAATTCTTAGCATCTTCTGCAGGAGTTAGAGCGCCTAAAACAGCACCCTGTCCTGCATATTGAGCTGCTCTACCTGTTGTCGTTGCTGCGGTAGCTGCTGGTAAAAAGCGATTTAGAGGATTGACAATTGTCCCGACTACTTCACCAACATCTAATCCTTGACCACCAAGTTCTGTTCTTGCTTCTTTATATCGACTTAGTAAATCCTGAGTTCGTTCTGGAGCAACAAATTGTCCTACTGCTAATGCTGGATTTACGATTCCTTTTCCAATTCCTAGCAAAGTACGACCAATTGCTTTTTCTCTTTCAGAAGGAGCCTCACCACTGAAGCCTACATCTTCAGGTGAAGACGGAGCCATCTGCTCTGCAGTGTATTCTGTTTGGCGTGGTCTGGTTGGCTGTGCTGAAACACCTAAATAAGATTGAATCTTAGCAATCGCTTGTTCGTTTGACAATCCGTCTGGAAGGTCATAATGAACACCTTCGTATTGATATACTGGCATAATTGTCCTTATTTTAACACTATTGGATTAGCGGCTGTACCTTGTTTACCAGCCTCCGGCGTTGTTCCGGTTGGTGTTGCTTTTCCTGATTTACGAACAGTGTCTCTCCAATTAGAATAATGGAATTCTATTTTATCTAATGCTTCTTTTAATTGAGTAGGACTTTGGTCTTGGTCTAATGAAGCAATTGTAGATTGTAACGCAATTAATTCCTGAACCGCAACTTGACCCAAAGCACCACCAGTTGGAGACGCATCACGCATTTGTTGCAGTCTATCGAATCCTAAGTTAGCCTTAATAGTATTCAGACGCTTAGATAAGTCTTTTGCACTAGTTAATGGAACAACCGACAAAAGCGAACCAGCGCCAGCTGTGAATCCTGATACCATATTTTTAGCTTCTTTAACTTCGTTAATAACTCTATCAGCAGCACCAATCGCCATATCAGCAGCTTGTTGTTGTTTATCTAGTTTTTCTTGTCTCTTTTCGTCCGCAGTGTCTCGTCTAATATTTATGAGTTCTTGTTTATACTCAGCATTTATACGAGCTATTTCTTTCTGGTCAGCTCCTCGTTGTCTTGCTTGTTCTAACAATGCATCATTTCGTTCACGAGCAATTTGAATCTGTGTATCACGAGTTGCTTGTCGCTCGTCTATTTTAGTTCTAATTTCCAATGCTTTTTTAGCAAGTGCATCAGCAATATCAGGACGACCAGCAGCAGTTGCCTGTTGTGCGCCTTTTGTCAGAGACTCAAGGTCTGTAAAGTCAACACCACTTAATAACTGCTGTTGTTGAGATACACGCTGCATTAATGGGTCTTCGACACCAAACACACCTCCTAGTTCTCTGATTCCTCTAGCGCCCATAACATTAGCACCTAAGACAGAGCCTAAACCGGGTTGTTGTCCTTCTGCAGTAGCAACCTTGCTTGCAAAATCTAGCATTTGTTGTTCACGGGCAATGTTCAGAGCTTCAGGAGAAGCCCCAAATAGACCACCTACAATACTATCAAACTGTTGTGCCATGATTATTCCTTATGCTAACCAATTCTGAATTGCTGGGATTTGGCTAAAGATACCGCCAACAGTATTACCTACCCCAGTTGCTACTTGTCCTAACTGATTGTAAGTACCCTGCATTGCTGCATTACCTAATAATGAACCCTCAGCAGCTAGTTGAGCAGCTTGTCGTTGTCCTGTCAATCCAAGTTGACCAGCGTATGCACCAGAAGCTGCTTGAGCTTTTGCTAAGTCTGTTGACAATGCTAATGGTTTCTGAGCCATTGCTTCTAAAGTACCTGCTTGCCCAAACAATCCTGTTCCTGTAGCAATTTGCTGATTCAGTAGATTCTGAGCATAAGTAGGTGCGTTAGCACGCAAAACAGCATCTTCTCTAGCGAGTGCATTATAGTATGCAGCCATCTCAGGATTTGTAGCCATCAAGCCAGCAGCATTGGGAGCATAACCAGCAACAGTGCCACCAGTAGCAAGACCAGTAGTACCACGCTGATATTGACGATTACGCAATTGTGCTAATTGTTGCTCACGGCTTGGTGCTAATAATCCTTGTTGCTGTGCAATATACTGTTCCTGTATTGCTTGTGTGTCTGCAGTTGTGGGCAACGCTTGTGCGCCTAGACTGAACAAACGCTGACGCTGTGCAGCGACTTCAGGAGTCTCGGTATATCCAGCAGATATTAACTGACCTGTAGTTGGGTCTACTTGGAATTGTGACTGACCAAAAGCAGTAGTGATACCAATAGGTTTAAATGTAGCTTGTTGTTGCGCTCTAGCGGCAGCCTGTGCCACTTGTTGCGACTGTTGGTTATAAGCATTCTGAATTGCTTGGCGTTGTTGACTAGACAAATACGCATTAACACCACCGCCGAGTAAACCACCTAAACCCGTATTTCCAGTCGCTCCGCCTTGTCCTGCTGGACGGTTACCGCCACCAAGTAATGATTTAACTGCTTGTGTTCCAAGCTGTTTAACAATATTTAATGCCGTGTTTGTATCCGTACCGTCCCGACTCGCAATCACAGCAGCAAGCTGAGTGTCGGACATATTTTCGTATGGGTTTGCTGGAGCTGCTCCTCCGTAGAAACCTCCATCTTGAGCTTCTACATCCCCTAAGTTTAATGGTGGATTAACAAACGCTAATCCAGCATCGGCATTATTACCGAATATGTCATAAAAATTCTCATCCATACCTGTAGTTCCTGTAGTTATTCCTGCTGCTTGTAACTCCGCTTGTGTTAATGGTCTATTCGGTATAATATCACCGCTATTAATAGCATTTTGCCATGCTTGATAAGTAGGGTCAACACCAACATCGGATGTTGTTCCTGAAGTATTACTCGCTACTACATTGCTTGGCACTGTTGATGGGGTAAACAGATTACCGACAGCATCAACTCCATAGTTTACGCCTTGTGTAATACCAGCATTGGTAACACCAGACAACAAACCTGTTACTGGGTCTCTTCCAGACAACACAGCACTTGTTGCACCAGATGTTCCGCCTTGTGCTAAGTTACCGGCTAACTGTGAACCTGTTTCACCCGCAACAGCACCACCTACTTCACCACCAACTTGACCTGCAACATACGAAACAGCAGCATCTCTAGCGATGTCTTCAATGTCATTACCTTGTGCTGCTGAAATACCAGCACTTGCTACGGCACTTCCTAAAGGACCACCAACATAGTATGCACCAAGTTTAATAGCAGTGTTAACTGGGTCATCAATAACTGGTTGTATGACTGCATTGTCAATGATTTCACCAGCATCGCCGATGAATTCACCAACATCTTCGACAGCACCTAATAGACCACCATCACCACCTGAAGTACCTAGTACATCAGAAATGGGGTCTGTTATCGCTGATACAAATCCGCCTCCGCCACCCATTATTTAATCTCCAGTGACCATGCAAACGACTTACCCTTCTTCTTTACTTCTACAGGTAAGTTCATCTTTTGCATCATTGTTATTAGTTTGTAGTTATCAGTTTCAGATACTAACTTCTTTATTCCAGCTTTCTTGACTGCATCAATACCAACCTTCATTGCACCAAGAAGCATATTAGGAGTGTCTACTGTATACATATGCACTTCTAATACACCCGGCTCTTTCCGAATACCGATAAACACAGTGTTATTGTGTCGTACAACAACAGCTTTGTTTTGTTGAATCATAATGGCTAAGCTCTTGAAGAACTTCTCTTCTTGTTTGCTTAGACCACCACGCTCTAGGTCTTTACGGATAATCTCCGTAGCAGACATCTGTTTGTCGATAATCTGTGCCATGATTAGAATGTACCGCCATCCACTGAAGCAGCAGTTAATGCGCCTGTAACATTTAATGTACCTGCAATGGTCTGATTACCTGTAACAGCTACTGTAACAGCCGTTAGCGTACCAGTAAAGGTTGGAGACGCTAAATCAGCCTTACTGTTCACTGCAGTTTGAATCGCTGCAAACTCAGTATTAATCTCTGAGCCACGAACTAGTTTAGATGGATTACCAGACGCTAGGGCATCTTTGGATGCGAAGTCTGTTGCTTTTGTGTAATTACTCATAGTGTTTTCCCGCCTTTAACAAAGACATCTACCTTTTGGATAGACACTGCATTATCATCAATATCTGTTTCAAATCCGAACTGTAATACTTTACCTGTGCCACCAGCATTTAAGTTTAAGTTAAATATAATAATGCTACCAGAATAGTTACCAATATTATACTCTCCAATACCATACTCTGCAATCGTTGTTGGGTCTACAGTAATGGTAGAAGACTGATATGACTTCTTAAAATCAAAGTCCCACTTCAGGGTAATATCTTGGTTCTGTGCGCCCAAGACAAGCATTTCTACTTTCTTTAGGATTTTGGATACAGTTGGTTGCTGGAAGTCAAAGTAGCTGGAATAGTAAACCATGCGGTAAGTGCTGCCATTATCATTGTATCCGTTATACAACCCAACATATCCCGCTTTCCCGATAAGAAATTGTCTGTTTGCAGTTGTGCAAAACGCTGTAGGTGTGATATTAGTCCAAGTTGTTGTTCTAGCAGACCCATCTGGTAATGCTCCTCTCATATCAAAACAATAAGCAATATCATCTTCTGAAAAGGACAGAATATATGCTGCTTCAATACTGGAATACCCCGACTTAATAGTCTTTAAATCTGAAGTATTCGTTAAACTTTCTAATAACTCATCTCGAACATTCTTAGAAATATCACGCATAGGCATGGATTTTTCTTGAATGGTTCTTGTAAAACTTCTAACACCAGTTGCTGATAAAAAGACAACATCAGTTCCTGTGTTCTGTACGGAATCTCTAGACACACAACCAATACCATTAACAATGTCAGCTAGTGCCATACTGGCAGGGTCTTGCGCTGAACTATAAACAACAACATGGTTTTCACAGAATATAATCAAGAAACCATTGTGAGACGCTAATGCAACAATAGGGTCGCCATCTCCAACCACTTCAGCAATATTTAAAGCACCCGATGTTCCTGTTTGGAAGTTTAATGGGTCAGTTAAATCGCTAAAGTAAACAGTTTGTCTATCTCCAGCAATGTCTGCAGTCCAGATTCTGCCGTATGCGGCAAGACACACATTCGGAGTAAAAGTGCTGCTTGTGTGTGCAATTGGGTTCACAGGCAATGTTGCTACATCGGCAAGTATCTTAAACACATAAGAACTCGTCACTGCAGAATAACTAAAATACAGTGCTTTATGGTCTGCCTGAGTAATGATAGCTCTTGCTCTAGCATTCGTTACATCTGGTAAAGATGCTACTTGCCAATGACTGTCGTTAATGGTGTAAGTTGCATTAGCTGTGTCACCGCTATTACGAACTAACTTCTGTGCTAATGCAGAACCAGTAGACAAGAATAACTTATTGTTACCAGCAGCAAATAACTGATTATTATTTGTAGTCGGCGATAGCATCTCCGCAATTGTTTTAACTGTGGCAGTGCCTAAATCAGCATTAGTAGGGAGGTATGTAGTCCATCCTTTTCTAGCACCGATACGACCAAACTTGTCAATAATGCAGTTGTTTGCCTCAAGAGCAAAGCCAGCCTCTAGCGAAGTAGGAGCATCCTGAAGATTTAGTCCTGCAAAGCCCGGTGCTGATATAGAAGATGTAACAATTTGCTTGCTCAACTTGGAACCCAATTAGTGTCTTCAACATAACGATTAGATTCTAGCGATATGTAATCAGCCATTAAGTTACGAGCTAAAGCATAGGCTTCAGAAGAAGCAAGACCGCCATCTTCGCCACGCTCAACTACTGCTCTTGCATAGGCATTTAGAATAACAATATCAGCAGGTACTTTAATAATCGTATTGTCAGATGTTAGTGTTGGCTGTGGCAATATAACATTGAATCGTAAGGTATATGCAGTATCAGGAATCGGAAAGACATCAACTAAAGTGTCTCCGTTAGCATCTTGACCATTAAAGTTATAATACTGTGGTGCGCCTTTTTGTGGACTCGTAGGTAAAAATTGTTGTGTCATGTAAGACACTGGTGCTAATCGTAAGAATGTATCAGAGGTGTCGTTAATGACATTTAAGACACGAAACCGCACACCAGAGCCAGTTAAGACATAACTAAATATATCAACAGTAGTGGTTGCTGTCAAAGTTTCTGACAGAGCATTCCAGCCATAAGCAGCTTCGACAGACGATTTAGCATCATTGACTAATTCGCCAATCATCTTGCTATAAGCTGTCTCATTAACAGTCGATACTTCGTTCTCTCGTAAGCGACGAAGAACGCTATTGACTGCTTGTAAATATGTTGTAGTTGCCATTTAGCAATCCCATTTCTTTAGTGCTAATGCTTTTCTTGTTGGTCTACCTTTTTCGTCCTTCATTGGACCTTTAACACCGCCCATCCTTGCACAAAAAGACTTACGCCTTTTAGCTGCTTTAGGGGACTTTGCAGCCGCTTTAGCCGAAACTGGAGGTTTTAGGTTAGCTCCTTCAGTTCGCTTGAAATAAGCCCTTCCTTTGGCGTTTAAACCACCTTCAGGATTCTGGTATTCCTTCTTAGGCATTATTTCTTCTTTTTAGCTGTTTTAGCAGCGTCTTTAAAGTCCTGCGCCGAAGGTGCGCCTTTGCTGCCTACCTTACGCATCTTCTCGCCTGAGCCAGCCTTGATACGACGACGCTTGGCTGCGATATTGGCATAGAGACCCGGCTTAGTAGCCACGCATAGCTCCCATCTTCTTCATAGGTTTAGCCTTTGGTGCAGTGCTTACTTTAGCACCAGTCTTCTTAGCGTATGTCTTTGCTTCCTTCTTACCTTTAGTTGTATAGGGGAACTTCTTGTCTTTGACCATTGGCATATTATTTCCTTTTCTTTGGTTTAGCTACTTTAGCGGTTGATAATGCGATGGCTACAGCCTGCTTCTGAGGACGACCTTCTTTAACCAGTTTAGAGATATTCTTACTGATTGTCTTCTGGGACTTACCTTTAGCGAGTGGCATTATTAACCTCCGTGTTGTTTAACAGATGTATACTCTTGCTCTATCGTAACAACAACAGATGCGGTTGAACCAGTTTCAGACTGGACTCGAATCTCATCTCTTTCTTCTAGCAAAGTATATGCTCCGCCATCTAACTTTAAGAATGATTTAGCAGTTAATGGATAATCCTTAACAATTTCAATTTCAGTATTGGTGCTATAGTCATACCACCATGCACTAAAATTCTTTGCTTGAGAAGAATTGTTTACAGCGTATAACAGATTCCATTTACCGATATTCTGAATAGGAACTGTGTACAAAGTAGTCTTGGTGTTAGCTACTAAGTTTCTACCAACAGATATTGGTCTCATTTAAGCACTAGAGTCAATAATGTTATAATGATAAAACCAGCGGTACCAATCAGAATCTGTTCTAGTCTCTTTAGTCTAGCGTGTATCTGTTCGTATCGAACCTTACAGACTTCTTCGTGGCTTAGGAGTTTTAATTCTGCTTCTGTCACGGCAATGTCCTTACATACTCCGCAGCATCCGTCATCACATTCCCATCGGCATCTTGCAGTTCTGCACCAGCTAAGACTTCTTTTTTGAAGGTTTGGTAGTCGGTGTTGGCTGGGTCGAATGGGATGTATGCGTTGTCTAATAGGCGTTTTACTACTTCAGCATTTTTTATTAATTTATACATTTTATAACTCCGCAGATGCCGACCAATGAACTTGACAAGTTTGT